ATTTTTTTTTTTTTTTTTCTTTTTTGCCGGCAGGCGCCACGTTTAGTCACGCGATAGCGTCTCCACCGCGTCCCCCGTCCCCGCAAGGGCAAAGCCCTTGCCCTTTCTAAACAGGCTGGTAGGGGCTTCCGATACGTAGTTACTGCCGTGACGGCGGGAGCCGGTGGGCGTGCGTGTAATACGCCCACCTTTTTTTACTTTTTTTTACTTTCCTCTTGACAGCTCCTTCATATTGTGGTAACATTTAGCCATGGAAATGAAAGGTGGTTTCCTCATATGAAAACGGTTGTTAAACTTGATTATGCCACGTTTGCTTTTGAGCAAGGTTCGATTTCTATTTCTATAATCGAAGATGCGCTTGCTCAGTGCGATTTACATTTTTCGCAGACTTCCAACGCAAGTGAGAATTCCCCATACAATTCGCCTGCGGGTCTTTTCTTTAAGCCGAATAACGGCGCGAAACAGTCTCCGCACTCTTTGCAAGTGTCCGGTCATGGTTGTGAGCTTTTCCGTCCCACATTGCCGCGGCTCGCGTCACTGATGCAGGATGGTCATGAATTCGGTCACTTTTCCCGTCTTGACTTTTGCTTTGATGTTGTTATGACAAAGCAACGGTGGCGCGAGTTCTATCTGGGTGTTATTTCTGCTTCTGTTGATGAAATGAATTACCCTGAAAAAGCCCGTAAGGTTCGCAAGGTCATGTATCAGGGCTATGGCGATTCTACTACCGTCTATATCGGTCGTAGAACGTCTTCCGCGGTCTTCTGCCGCATCTATAATAAATCCCTTCAAGACCCCGAAAAAAAGCTTTGTGTGGCTTCTGGTGAGTTTCTGGACTGCCCTGATGATTCCTATATCATTCGTTATGAGATGGAATTGAAATTTACTTCTCGTGTTCGTTCTGGTTCTCGTTCCGTTTATGACCCGTCTCCGCTTTTCTGGTTTTACTATGAAGACCCTGAGAAGCTTTTCGCCTATCTTCGTAAAGTTTGGAATCGTTACGGAAATGATACTCTTCTTCCCGATGGCTGGGACGATATGCAGTTCGTGACCGATATTGTAGCCCGTGGCATTCATTACACTGATGACTTTTGGCATCCCCTTAGCGATGACCTTGCTCAAAAGTTCTCCGTTTCTATCCATACCGAAGAACAAAAAATGTCTTACGTTGCTAACGTCTTCGGTCATAGGATTATTGATATTCTTCTTTATCGTCCTGAGTTGCTTTTCCTCGCTTGTTGTAAGTGGGAGCAGTATTATAATGAGCGTCTTTCGTTCTCCCCTCTGGAGCTTACACAGGAACTTGCGCAGTTCTCGGAATCCTCCCGCATTGCCGTTGAGGAATTTGAAGAACTTGCTGATGACCCATCTCCCTTTAGTGAAGTCGGGTTTGATGATATATCTTTATTCTGATGAAAGGATGGTCGCTGTATGAAAGTTACTGTAGTTGGTAAGTCCCGCCGCGCTGGTACATCTAAGCAGGGCAAAAACTATGATTTTACTACTCTTATGGCCGAATATTCGATGCTTGCAAACGCTGACAATGATGGCGTACAGGTTGATAGAATCAATGTTGACGCTCTCATGATGCCGTATGCGCTCATTGTCGTTGGCGCTATGTATGACCTTGACTTTGACCGCAACGGATATCTCCTTGGAATTGAGGAAGTCTAACTTCCTTTGTTCAAACCTAAATTTCATTTCCTATGGGAGAGCTGTTCGCAGCTCTCACATGGCGGGGTGGTGCAATGGTAGCACGTCACGCTCTGAACGTGAAACTGCTGGTTCGAATCCAGACCCCGCAACCAAACGGATTTGACCTCCGTTATTCGATGCCGTGAAAGGTGGTGGCGAAGTGAATAAAAAGTGTCGATGCTTCTTTAAGCGCTTCGCCGCCCTTGTCGCGGCTCTCTTTATCTCTTTTTCTCTTCCTGTTTCGGCTCTGGCTGCTTCTGACCCGGTAGCTGATATGCCATCTTTGGATGATTTCTATAATCATCATGGGTCTTGGTATGCTTGGCGTAGTTTTAAAATGTCAGGTATCCTTTATTATGAGTTGCTTTGCTCCCCTCTTTCTGTTTCTGGTAGTTCTTATTCGTTACCTTATTCCGTTTCATATGCTACTAACGCATTTGATGTTTCTTATATTGCTACTGATTCTGGCTTAACATATGATTATGCTTGCGCTTTTCCTCTTCCTCTCCGTGGTGCTTCTGGTTATTGGTACGAACTACCTTCTTTCCCTATTGGTTTGAGCACAAATGCTGATACTTGTCTTGTTCGCGTTTTTTCTACTGTTGACCAACCTTCTGGTACTTACGGCTTTTTAACTTCTTCTTTTAGTCGTTCTGACCGTCTTCTTTCTTTCGGCAATACTGTTGGTTCTTCTTCTGGTTCTTCTACTGATACTTTGGATTCGTTTATTTTTTCATCTCCCTTTTATTCCTATCCTTTTGCTATTCGTCAAACTACTTCTTCTTCCGCAAGTGGTTATGTTTTACAGGGCGGTGATAAAGGCTTTTTTGTTCCTTTGTCTAACTATTCACGTGCCCGCTATATTGACCTTGGAAGCACCCGTTTTCTTCGTGGTACTAATTCTTTCGTTGCTTATCCGTCTGGATACACTATTCCTTCTTCTGATATTGGTTTTGTTTTTGTTCAACAACCTTCTTCTTCTCCTGTCTATTCTGCTTCTGCTTTTGATACGACCGGGTCTTTCGCTTTTTCTCTTCTTGTTCCTGCTTCTCGTCTACATGACGTTAAACTTGGCGATTGGATATCTGATTCCCCAGAGGATTTGCAAGATGCGATAACTAATCAATTCGGCATTGATTCCGGTACTCTTAAAGATTCTCAAGATAAATTTAATTCTTGGAATTCTTCTTCTTCCGTTGATTCTGATGTTGCTTCTGGTGCTTCTGGTCTTCTTGGCGGGCTTTTTCAGAACTTAGGTACATTCTTCTTTTCTGTTTCTCTCCTTTGCTTTGGCGCTGTTATTCTTCGAATGCTCATTAGAAAGGCGGTTGACGGATGACTTTTCTTGACTTCTTCATATCAGTTTTTAACTTTTTCGGTTCTGGTGGCGCTCTCGTCATTGCCGTTGTCGTTTTCCTTGTTGGTCTCGGTATTTATAAGTTTGTAAAGGATTGGTTACCATGGTAGACTTTGTTTCGACTCTCGGTGTTGTAACATCGTTTATTGCGAATGTCCTTAACCTCCCTTTTTTCGGTTTTGGTACCTTCGGCACAGTTGTTCTTATTTTTCTACTGCTTTCGCTTGTTGGCTTTGTTCTCCGTGGCCTTTGGGATGGGGGTGATAAATAATGGAGGTCCCTACTATCATTAAAACTTGGGTTGATTCTGACGGTGTGACTGTCTATACCGTCCAGTATAAAGATGGTAGTACTTGTGACATGACTGTCGAGCAGTATGATTATCTCAGAGCTTCGGCTCAGGCTGTCGTTGATTTGGACGCTAAATCGTCTGCTGAATCTCAGCCGGAAGCTTCTCCTGTTCCCGCTGAGCCTTCGCAGAACATTACCGAAAGTCCCGACCTCCGCGAAGGTTATGTGCCGCAGGAAGAAGAATTACCTTTCGAAGGGAGCTTGACCGCTTATGATGACCGCGCCGCAGATTCTCCGGCTCTGTATGCTAATCTCCCAAACGTCTCTAATAGTTTCACTTCTATTATGGATTGGTTCGGAGACACGTTTTTTATCGAACGTACTGAGACGGTGCACAAGTCCGGCTATACGTCTGAAAGGTACTCCTATAACTCTTCGACTCAACTTATTCAGCTCCCTTATGCGGAAGATTCCACTACTACTTCACAAGTTCTCAACCCGCAAGCTTGTGTTTCTGCTTTGCTTGTTGTCCTTGTCTTCGTTACTACTGTTACATGGATTAAAAACGCGATTTGGGGGCGCATGAGTTGATGGTATTTCTACCTTTGCAGTATTGTTTCGGCATTTTTACTGTCCCCGAGATTGGTTATTTCATTATTTTCGCTGCTGTATTATCTATGTTGGTTCTCCTGTTGCGTCCGTGACAGGTTCCAAAATATTTTTTGAAAGGATGATGCTTTCAGACTCCTACCACTTCTATCATTGGTACGTTGCTTTCTCAGGTCGGCGAATTTTTCACTCAGATGATTACTTGGATGGGTCAGCTGATTGACTTTTATGAGCAGCAGCCGATTCTCCTTGTCTTCGTTATTCTGATGATTGCAAGCATCGTGCTCCGTCTTCTCCGCCGTTGGATTCCTGGCCGCTCCTAAAAGTGAGAGAAAACGCCGCCGACCATTTTAATGGTCGGCGACGTTTTCTCGTTTTATGAAAGGATTATATGCTATGCTTTATGGTATTCTCATCTTTTGTATTTGCTGGCTTTTTGTATATATCGATAATTATTGCAAAAACTCCTACAAATTGGAAGCTGTTGTTGGTTCAAAAGGTTCTGGCAAGTCTCTGTATATGTCTCGTGTTGCTGATAAGTGGCTTCGTTCTAATAAGGGGCTTATCTATTCTAATATGGGTATTGGTTATGAGTTAGATCCGGAATACTGGAAACAGACTTTTCTCCCTGATTCCCTTATTCTTATCGATGAAATTGGTGTTTTGCACTCTAACCGTGACTTTAAGACTATGCCCCGCGAAGCTGTCGAGTTTTTCAAGATGCAACGCAAGTATCATTTGACAATTATTGTATCGTCTCAGACTATGGACTTTGACAAAAAGATTCGTGACCTCTGCGACCGCATTTATCTTTGCAACCGTATCGGCTGGTTTTGCCGTCTCACTCCCTATCGCTCTTGCATCGCTATGGAACATCGCCCCGAGGGAGGGCAAGAACTTGTCAATACGGTGCGCAAGGCGGGACGGGCAAGATGGTATACTATCCCTAAGTCTGTGAAGCAGGTGAGCGCCTTAGAATACGATACGGAGCAGGTTATTAGCAAGACCTCCTCTAAATAAAAACTTCCCCCCGTGCCCTTTAGGGTCAGGGGGGTTGTTTTTATTATTCTTTAGCTATTTTTAAAGTAATGGTAAAGAAACTCTTCGTTATCTTTTAGAAGTCGTGCTTGGATTCTGAATCGGTGCATACTGCTTAGTTTCTTATCGTTAATCCATTTTTGTGCTGCGATTCTTAGAGCTTCTTTTTTGTTTTTTGCTTCGATATGGATAATCCATTCTTTATCTTCCCTTTTCTCCGTGCAAAATCTAATCTCATAATACTTATTCATTTTTTTTTGTTCTCCTTTTAAAATCTTGTGAATGTTTTTCCGTCTTTTGTCTGTGCGATTATCTCCCAGAAAATTTCATCGAGGTATTTTGTTGTATCCACGTAGTTGATGTCAATTCGCTTGATTATGAAGAAGTCGTAGAATTCTTCATTTTCATTGACTGCGGTATATTTGAATGCTCTGTATTGATAGCTTTTCGTGTAGACAATTCTTTCTGTAAAGACCTTTTCAAGGAATTCTTTTTTTACTTTCATGCGCTTATCTCCTTTCCTTTTATGTCTTTATTGTAGCATAGAAATTTCTATTTGTCAATAGGAATTTCTATTGCTCCATCATTTTTTTTTTTTTTTTTCTTTTTTGCCGGCAGGCGCCACGTTTAGTCACGCGATAGCGTCTCCACCGCGTCCCCCGTCCCCGCAAGGGCAAAGCCCTTGCCCTTTCTAAACAGGCTGG